GAACTCTGGCTCTGTCTTGACATAGCGACGGCTCACCTCGTTCCAGACCAGACCCACCTGATGCTTCATCAGTTGCCGTGCCACAAAGATCGGAGCCTTGATCCTGAACTGTGCAGAAGCATGACCAAAAGGTGTCCAGTGATTATGCTTTGCCAGATACTTTATCAGTTTACTGTCCCCGTCTGACAGTTGTTTGCTTTCCTTGCTGAAGCTTACCCTTGCAGCGTTAACAACAGATAGATCATTACCCATGTGATCAATCAGTTCAACTGTCATCGTAGGCTTCCTCCCATATGTTATCTATGAAACTTTCTTTGTCGTCCATGATTTCGTCAGCCTCTAGTCGGGCCAGACGCTTGGCTTCCTTGTCGTTGTAGCCTTCAGACTTGTACTGTCCCACCAGTGAACGGAAAAGTTCTTTCCGCTCTTTCTGCCAAAGGTTTCTACTCATTAGTCTAAATCCTCTAGGTCTTTGAAAAACTGTTCTCTATCATTAACACTGTTAACATTATATCCTGACTCCTTCATTAGCTGCCATACATCTGTGGAATACCCAAGACTTTTTCTTAGGATGTCTTCCTTCTGTAGACGATGCCAATCAAAGTCGTAAACTTTTGTCATCGTGTTCCACCCATTTAGTGTTTGCCTCTGTTTGTTTTGCTTTGGCTAACTCTTCTCTTAGTTCTTTAATAGTATTTTCCTGCTCTCTAACTATTCCTTTCAGTTGTTTAACATGAGTATTGAGGGTTTCCCAAGCAGACTGTAGCTGTTTTTCAGGCACATTATACTCCTATCAGTTACGGGTGTCAACATAAAAGATGTGACCACCAACCTGACCCAGAACCATGAACTCCTCATCCATTGCCCAGTAGGGGGTGACATACGCAGCATGATAGTGGGTGGCACCACCTGTCTGGCTAAGTATCGCACCTTGCAAAGCAAGTTCTGCTGCGCCAACTGACTCCTGATAGGCATCAACATTAGCTATAGTCTCTGGCTTGCCATCACACCAGTAGGAGAACTGACACTTGTTTCGTATTGGTTTGCCCTTCCACTTCCTACTCTGATGGACAACATCACAGATGCTATCTGGATAACGGTTTGACTCCACTCTTGTAAGAACAACATTAGCCACAGCAAGTTGTGCAATGAAGGGTTCGGAACGTGCTTCAAAGTACACCGCTTCAGCTAGACAAGATAACTCGTCAGCCTTGGCGGTGATACTTTTAACACTTACTAAAAAGATAGCCAATAAAACAATCATAATAAACTTCATTGTAACTTCTCTATCTTTATATTAAAGGGAAAGCCAGTAGATAATTCACGAATACCATGACACATCAGATAAGCTACTGCATCTTCATACTCTTGAAAGATGTATAACTTTTCTTCTTCCTGATCAATCATTGCATCAATGCTATCTAGGTCTTTAACGGTGTCGTCTTCTGATTGGGTTATAATATATCCCATTATATTGCCCCACCCAGAAGAGCGCCAATAAGCATTCTTATAAAATCAAAGGTCATCTTCCTTGTCCTCTATATTTTTTCCAGTTAAGTCTCTTGTGTTTATTTTTGGGACGGGATAAGTGTCCCGCCCCTATTGATGTACGCTTCTTGATCCGATGTAGTGTCGGGTCGTACTTGTTGTCAGACTTCTTTGCCATTATGAAATCCACCACTCCCAAGAAAACATTTCAGGTGCTTTCTTTTTGGGTGCTTTCTTGGCGGCAGCAGGGCGTGACTTGACAGCCTTACCCTTCTTGGTTTTTGTTTCTATCATCTTGTCAACAACGAGCAGAGCTTCTTTTACATTTGCCCATTCGACGCCACTGCGAAACAGCCTGTTCAGGACTTCTTCTTCCAAGATGTATTTGATTTTCTTCAGATTTTGTAGGTCAGTCATGCTGCTTCCTCCAGTTCTTTCCAGTGGGTTGAGTCCATCATCTTCCGCACTTTGTCCTCACGCAGGACTCTGGTATTTTCTTTTGGTACGTGTGTAGACCATGCTGTAGCAGCCTGATACGCAGTCCAGAGAGTACCTTCCGTGCGTTCTCCGTACCTCTCATAGTTACCACGCCCAATCAAGTGACGGTTCTCCTCGTCAAAAGTTTTCATAAGGTTGGACAGCATCACCTTGTTAGGCACCTGTGCTTTGGTCACGTTATCAAGACGCTTTGCCAGTGTACTACTAAACAGTTTAATAGCCTGATCTCTGGACACAGGAGTATTGTACCAACCACGCATCTTATTTATTCCACCAGTAGAAATATAGTCCGATGCTGCCCTGATTTTACTTGCAAAGCTCGGCACAGAGAAGTTCTTGGAGTGACGCCCATACACATACGCCAGCTTGTTGCCATCAACCAGAGTATTATAACATGCGGAACGGAAGTATCCCATCATGCCGTTGTTAGCCCATGTCCTGTTGTGGCTGGTACGGAACTTGAACTGTGGCGTGACCGTATCATTCTTTCCATCTATGGTTGCAGCTTCGGCATTGAACTTGGCAGTAAGTTCTAGCTGTTCGCCATGACCAATCACATTGGTTTGAAACTCGGCCCCATCAAGATCAATACCTGACATACTGATGGCCTCTTCAAGATTCTCCACGATATCAAGATATTGTACAGGCTCATAGCTATCAGACACAATAGCTATTGGTTCTCCGCTATCAACACGGCGAAGACCAACACCCAGTGAGGGATCAATTCTTCCCCCGTCGATGCCTCCAAAGTTAGGATTGAACGCACCAAGATCAAACTTCTCTACACGAAAGTTAAGTACATCATGGTTAAACATTTTGGTTCTCTTTCATCTTTAGGTTGAAACGAATTTGGTGTAGCTGTTGAATGGACTGTGACAATTTGTCACTGTCTTCCGCATACACCACACCATTCAATTGCAGTTGACTCAGTATCTCCAGCGTCTCCTCTATAGCTTCAAGAGTGTTCATCGCCCCAATCCCTATAGCCATCTGTCACGGACTGAAGCTCATGTTCTAGCCAGCCATTGAGTTCTTCAACATCAATTTCTTCTGGCTTTGCATCAAAGGCAATAAGTTCCATGTACTCCTCCACCATTGGTCGGCACCACTCATCACCACCATAGCGAAGAAACTTCTGCACATCTTCGATGTCTTTGAACTCAGGAATATTCATATTACTCTCCTTTAAGTTGGATATCTTTTAATGTATACTCTGCAAGTATACCATTAAACGTGTTGGAAATCAAGCACAATCCGTTCAGATTGGACGGTGCATTAGTCATAGTAAAAACCATAGCCGCCATCAAAGACTGTTCGGCTATTTCTAGGTCGTCTTTGTCCTCCTGTTGTAGCAGTGTCAGTTCGCTGTAGACCTGATCGAATACTTTCATTTCCATTTTTCTGCTCCTCTATTATATCATACCATGCGTTCATTCTGCCTCCGCTGCCATGCCAATAGTATACCAGATCGGCTCCGGTGTAAAGTTCCAACGTGCCATGTATGACTTCTCTCTGATGTAGTAGTTTCGATATGCCATGATGGAATCACCCTCCGCCTTACAGTGGTCAGGCATACACTGTGGTGGCTCTGTGAAACCTGTCTCCAGACCCTCGTAGCCTGTGTTCAAAGAGTTTGGTAATACACATAACTTGTTACCCAGTTTGAATTGGGTGGCGTGTGTTTTTCCATACCGTTTGGTGTACTCCTTACATAGTTGCTGAAACAATTTATTCAACCAGAAATAATTACCTGCCGACTCTCTGGCCCAGATAGCGGACGGGTGGTTCTTGTGCGTTGCTTTGTATAGCTGTGCTTTGTCTGCCCACTCGTCGCCATCCAGTACACGATGCGCCGTGCTGAGTAGCTGTGCATATTCCAAGACCATCTTGACCACATGCTTGTCGCAGTGCATCTCAGCGCATGTCTTTGGGTCTTTGTCGAGATAGAATATGTTCATTCTTCAATCTCCGGTTTAACATCCTTCTTCTTGTTGGGAAGAATGCGGTTACGGTATAGGTATTGTTCTAATACCTTTGCATGGGGGTTGCGCTTCACTCCATGTCCACGCTTGGACTTCCCCAACCTTTGCTTTCCTTTTCTTGCCATTCCTTACATCCTTTCACGTATGCTTCATAGTTTGCATCACGTTGCTCTTTATTATACCACCACTTTGGCATTACATCGTAGGATAACTGTTGCAGTTCATCCCATTCCTGTTTACTCAACATCTTTAATCATCCCCTTATCTATATAACACTTTAAACGATTTAACTGTCTTATAGAGATATCATATGCTTGAGAGGGAGTCAATCTTTTTATAGACATATGTTGCTCTGCCATTGCAAGGCCATATTTTTTACCCCTTGTTCTCACCCAATTAGTTCTGCATGTATCCCATGAGATTGTCCAAACATCGCCAGCCAGTTCTATTTCAACAAAGTCTACAACCTTAGCCATCTGCATAGTCCTGTTTAGATAACATAGACCTGATCCCTCTTTAACCATTCAAGCTGCATCATAGCTATATCATTTGCTTGTGCTGGCGTCAACTCTGTCAGAGAATATATCGTGTACATAAGACCAGCCTTTTCACCTGTTGTCTTAACCTTCTTGCGTCGGTTATAGTCCCACGATATCTTCCAGTTATCGCCACCAAGCTCTACCTCTACGAAATCAACCGTTGTCATGCTCTACCTCCAGATTGGGTACGAAATCTTTATCTGTAAACAACTGTAACTCAAAGCTTTTGTTATCTCTGTCCGTAACAGTCACGGTTACAGTTGCGAAGCTATCAAAGCTGTTATCCTGCTTTACTTTGATATTGTTTACGTTATGTATTCTAAGTCCGTTCATTGTTCGCTCCTATTTTTTACAATTTCAGCAAGGTCAATAATTTCTTTAGCTGTATATACAAAAGCCCAATCTTCTCCATGAAGATCGTCAGCTATTTCATTGGCAACAATAATATCACCGCAATTACCTAATGGGTGACATACACCCAAGTAATCAAAGGCATAGTAGCTATCCATTAGTGCATCTCCATCCATTCTTCTTCGGTTCTACGTGCAGCTTCTTTGTAGGTTTCAAGATCGTCTTTATCCCATCCAAACAGCCACAGATGCTCCAGCCACATATCAAAGATGTCTTCTTTCAGCATTTCGTTTTCATGGTTACTCATTTCAATCTCCTATAATTAATAGGCGTTATGTAGTATCGTAAGATACTCTACTACATAACACCTATTAAGTCAACCATCATTTGTCCATGATTCGCATTATCTCATTGTACATATCCACACGCTTCGCCAGCATATTAAACTGGTGACGGGTATGGCATAAGTTATTGAGAAACTTATCAAAATTGAAACACTTCACTGCCAGAGCCTGAAGCAAAGCCTCTTGAAACTGTTGCTTGCGTAGTGTCCTGCGAGTTAGTGGACGGTACAGGGAGGCATGTTCAAGCCTACGCAGCTTTGACAAAGTATCTTCAACGTGGTTACGATTAAGTGGTCCAAACGGTAGGCGTCCTTCTTTGAACTCTTTGTTGCCACCGTCCTTTGTGGAAAAATGTCTTGATGTTTGGCCGTTGAAGATGGCAATCAGGACACCATGCGTTACGTTGTTTGCATCATAATACTCAAGATACCTTTTGTATATATCTGAAACCGCCGGATCATCCTCCTGCGTTGCCCAGTATTTAGCAAAGTTTGCCAGCGTCCAATTACTTTTGTTGGTGTTAAGGGCAATGGCAATGGCTCCAGCATCTTCGTCCTCCACCATGATAACATACTTGGTGATTTGAAGTGTGGTTGCCGCCTTATCACGATGCTGACCATCAATGATACGCCCATCTTTTGTTATTATAATTGGAATACAATTCAGAAAGTTTCGTTTCTCCATGCTTTCAGCAATGCGTTGCACATTTAACGGCTTTATGTCTCTGTTGCCTTGAATTTTTCCAAGGTCATCATATCCTTCATCACCGGGATTTAGTGCATAGATAACATTAACTTGCTGGCTTTTCTTAAATTTAAACATTAGTCTGGTCCTTTGGTTTGGTTTCGGTTAGTTACTGGCTACTACTGACGCTTTCTTTTTACTTGTACCGTGAGCGGGGAATCCCACTACTACATTGCGATCCCACTTCTCACATAGCATACATGACGCACACGATACGTCATCTTTGTAAGTAGCGGGACATACCACAACCTTCCTACCTTTAGGTGTAACAGTGTTGGTTGTCTGCTCTATCGGCAACACAGTTGCCACCGGAGCTATGTCAAGATCGCATAGCTGGTCTGCATGTTCAAGATTGTTAGCCGACACATTAACAGTGAAGCCTAAGTGGTTCATCATATTGACAGTTATGGCGTTCTGGAAGTTGTCCAATACGTCATAGTGTGTATATGTAAACCCACGCTTGCCCTCATTAGCTTTGGCAAGATCGACACACTTGGTACTGTCAAGGTCTTTTGTATCACCCGGCAGATCGCCAGCTTGATTGTGTCGCCACTTGCTACCAGCAGGTAGGTCTTTGATCTTGTCAAGAAACGTAGACCAATCGTCGCCACGCTCACCTTTGGTGACTTTGAGCCAATGCAGCTTCAGCGGTCCACTCTCTGCATAGCATCCGTTATCTCTGAACGGACACGCAGTGGGACATGTTGTCGCAGTGCTAGTCGTCGTCGGAATCTTGCCTAATTTGGCATTCTTTGACTTGGGTGTAATGTGAAACATTTAGTCCTCCGATATTAGTGTAAAAACCTGTTCCAGTGTAAGGGTTTCACCCGTTTCACCGTTGGTTAGTGAAAAATCTGGATTATTACCACACTTTTCACAAAACTCATACCAATCCTCTCCAAGTACCATTATTTTTGTACCGTGAGGATAGTTTTCCGTCTCAACGGGGCGACGGGTATCACAAAAACCACAATGATTAGCCATAGATTTTCCTTTCAATGCCATTCAACGTGACGTATCTCACCAACACTTTCGAAGTCAGTGTCAAATCTTTTATAAGCTTCGCTATCTAATTTAGCATCGCTCCACTCGGGATCAGCTTGCATATCAAATTGTATTGCGAAGCCATCACAGGTTGTATATATAGTGCAGGTTTTCATAGTCATAGACTTTCTCCATAGTTTGCACATAAGATAGGGAGCCTGCGACATAGTGTCGCCACAAGCCCCCTATCTCTGTAGAAACTAAACTACACTGGTACGGTAGCCATTATCAATGATGGCCTTGACGTTCCAGAATGGTACAAAGAAGTACCAAGAGCGCCTTGCAAAGTGAATCTGGAAAGACTTCTTTCCAAAACCAATACCAAACCGCTTCTTGTAGACACGCTTACGATAAATCATAGTGTTTCCTTGTTCAAGATAGATAAAATGCAAGGCTTGTAGTGAGGTGCCTTGCCAACCTCTACGGGAGCTACGCTCCGACCATTGCCGGATCAACAGCCATAGCTTTGGCTATGATCTTGTTGGCTCTTTCCTCATCTGGAACAGCCTCCTTGATAGCTTTAGCTATGATCTTGTTAGCCCGTTTGTGGGCTGCTTCCAGCTTTTCTTCCACAGCCTTCGGCTTAGTGCTGGTAGCTGCTACATTTTCCGGCAGCTTGTCAGCATTGCGGATGACTTTGAAGTTCCCGTTGGGGTGTACAACCCGGATCGGAACGCCAGAGTTAGCAGCCTTCGCAAAAAGTTCCCGGCCCTTCGCAAGTTCAACCCACTTGCCTGATACAAAAGTTTCCATGATCGCCATGATATTCTCCATTGGTTGGCGGTTTCGGCAAAATTGCCATAGTTTAATTAACGTCTTACAGTATCGTAAGATACTCTACTGTAAGACATTAATTAAGTTAGTCGCAGCCTTCAGTGAGCCAAGCGCATAACGCTATGAACACAAAAGGCAATGCCCAAAGTATCGGGAATGTGTCCCAGCCTTTGAACATGAACCCGTACATGCCTACCAGCACGGCGGGAAACGTCAATAATAAAGATACATTTCTGATCTTCTCAAACATTAATCTTCCTCCTTTTTGCAAGTCCAAGCCCATTGTGGAACTTCGCCGTCATCTTCAACTTCTTTGCCTTCGGCAAAAGCTAGCAGATCAGCCGCTACTTGTTTGGCTTGCTCTCTAGTCAGTGAAACTGACGTAAAGAATTGATCCGCCGTTGTCACCGGATTTTTAACAGAGTCTCTACGCATAGAGACTTGTACGCATGTGCCTTTGTCGTCTCCGCCCCAGAATCGGGTCATGTCAACTCCATCCGCACGGGATTTTATATCAGTAGCCATAGTAATCTCTTTCCTCAAAGGGTTGCGCTTCCAGATATGATTCCATCAAATCTGTTTCTTCCTGTATGCGTCGATACAGCTTTTCAGCGTGAAGTTTGAATTGTTCTTCCTGTTGGAAGAATCTGCATATCGTTAGATGGTCCTGATCCTGATTTACAGGATGGTTCTGTAGTTCAAACAAGTTATACTTGTCAAGCATTTCTCTAATGAACATTTATTTCCTCCAGATAATCTTCGGTTTCAAAGTAACGCACATCGGCGTCGGTGGTAAAGGCATCTTTATTTTTAATGCCTTCCGCTATCCGCCTGTTAAGTTCGTTACGCTGTTCCACGGTCAGTTCATCCAACCATGACTTGTACTGCGTACCTAAAACTCGCCATATCCTGTGCTGAAAATCTGAAATGTAATCGATAGTCATGATAACCTCCGGTTATTTGAACGTAAGATAAAATATCGCACATACCACGACATAGCCAAACACGCCAACCATAGCGCCGACAAGAGGCTCATACATTTTAATCTCCGATTAAGTTGTGAAAATTTAATTGAACTATCCGACTTTGCCATGTCCCGATTTAGCGATGCTGCGTCGTATGCATCCAACGTAGCATCCGGGCTGCCTCCGTAAAGGCATAAGGGAATCGAACCCAAACCCATCGAATAGTTCAATCAAATTTTCACTAAACTAATTAACCCTCCATAGTATCGTAAGATACTCTACTATGGAGGGCTAATTAGGTTGCTCAAAAATCGTAATTTCTTGGATCGTCAATGTCGTTCATGATGCCTGTCTGGTTTTCCGAAATGTACTCAAACGTGGCTTCATCCGCCTCCAACGTGCAGCGGTATCTTCCGCCAGCATCATACACCGATACGCAGGTGTCGTCGGCTGCGCAAACGTACACTTGGAAAATTCCATCAAGAAACTGGTCAATCTCCGATTGAAGGATGGTGATGTTGGTCATTGGTCAATCTCCTCTGGGTTAATTAGCACTCTGTAGTAACACTTCGTTACTACTACAGAGTACTAATTAAACTCGTCATTTGGTTTTGTCAAGCCTCGTCAAATGCCAAAGCATTTCATCATGCGCATGACAGTGTTGCAAACACTGCATAGCACGAAAAAGCTACGCTTTCGCAAGGACTTAGCAAGACTTTTGGAATTACTACGAAGTAGTAAAAAGTTGACTACAGAGCATCCTCTGGATGAATTTCCAAGGCTGATCGGTGGGGCCAACTAATTAAACCCTTTGTAGTAACACTTCGTTACTACTACAAAGGGCTTAATTAGGGGTTTCCTTCGGCCCTTCGATGCCTCGTCAGGCGCATTATGCGGGGGGGTAGGCGCAAACGCACGCACACACGTATATATATAAACAACACCCCCAGATATTTAGAAAAATCTACGGACTTGTCATCAATATAAAAAAGATATCTATAACTGTTGCATAAATACCACAAGGCGGTACTAATTAGTTCCTTAATAGTATTTTTTTATTATTTTTTTAGTATCTCTATTGTAGAACTTTACAGTATAGTGTATAATATTACTATGGAGAATTTAAATAGTAACTACATAGAGTCTTATGTAAACCTTCAAGGTTTGTTATCTCAACAAGTCAACAATCAATGTAGTGATGACTTCTTGTCTTTTGTTAGATTGATGGCACCTACTATTGTGTCTGACTTTAGAATGGGGCGGCACATTGAAGTTATCTCAGATAAACTACAACAAGTAGAAAACGGTGAGATAAAAAGACTAATGGTCTTTCTACCACCACGTTCTTCTAAGTCTGTTGTCTGTTCTAAGCTGTTTCCTGCATGGTACATAGGTAGAAACCCTGAACATGAGCTACTAACAATATCTCACAGTGATCAGCTTGCCAGTGACTTTGGTAGATCAGTAAGGGATATAGTGAACACCGAAGAGTTTTCTAAGGTATTTAGAGGGGTGGCCCTCCGTAGTGATGTCAGGGCAGCAGGTAAGTGGAAGACAAATCAGAACGGCACCTACTATGCCGCTGGTGTGCGTTCTCAAATTGCAGGTCGAGGCGCACATGTGGCGATTCTAGATGACGCAATGTCGGAAGAGGATGCGATCTCCAGCGCAGGTAGGCGCTTTATCAAGGAATGGTATCCCGCAGGTCTACGCACACGTATCATGCCTGACGGGGCCATCGTAATAATCAACACTCGATATCACTATGACGATCTCTGTGGCTGGCTTCTCAAGCAACAGGAGAACATGCCTGACTATGAGACGATACCGTGGGATGTTGTAAAGATACCTGCATGGGTTGACGAAGATGCATCAGAGCTTCTTGATCTGCCTGTAGGCACCAGCTACTTTCCTGAATGGAAACCAGACCATGTACTAAAGGTAGACGAGAACGAGATCAAGGCCAGCAATGGTAGCAGGTACTGGAATGCGCTGTACATGCAAGACCCCACACCAGAAGAAGGTGGTCTTATAAAGAAACGCTGGATACAAGATTGGGAATATGAAGAACCGCCTAACTGCGAGTTTGTCATACAAACATACGATACTGCTTTCTCTACTTCTACCACGGCTGACTACAGCGTAATACAGACGTGGGGCATATTCTATATGTATGATCAAGATGAGAAAGGCAGAGAAGATTTTGCGGCTCACCTGATACTTCTTGGTAACATCAAGGGCCGCTTTGAATATCCAGAACTGAGGCGGCTGGCGCAGAAGCTGTATAACCAACATAGACCTGATGTGTGCATGGTGGAAAAGAAAGCATCCGGCCAATCTCTTATACAGGACATGCGTAGGGCGGGACTTCCGGTAATGGAATATAATCCTGACAGAGACAAGGTATCCAGAGTTTATGCGGCCAGCCCTATCATGGAGGCAGGTAGACTGTGGATACCAAAGAGTAAGAAATGGGCAGACGATCTCATTGAAGAACTAATAAGATTTCCTAATGCAGCACATGATGACCAAGTGGACGCCCTGACAATGGCAGTGCATTACATGAAGGAATCATGGCACCTTTCACACCCCGAAGACCCTGAAGAAGAAGAGGATCGGGTAAGCAGGGGTAGAGCAACATACTGGAATGTTTGATAAACATTTGGGATTTTTAAGTTTGTGTGCTATAATAAATGCAGGGAACAAAATTTTTAATAGGGAAATAAATGGCTACTGAAAGAAATCCATACGATACAATGCCGCAAGAAGTTGGTGATGTTGTTGCCCTTCCTATAGAAGAAGAGGCTAATGCAACCTTTGAAGTTGATCCTTCAGACGGCGGTGTCATTGTTGACTTCTCTGAAGAGACTGTAGACATGGAAGCATCAGAGTATGTTACCGAATGGTTTGGTGATATGTCTGAACTTCTTGAGGAAGACCAGCTAGATGAGATTGCAAACAGTGTAATTGAAAACTATCAGTCTGATAAAGATTCCCGTGCAGAATGGGAGTCCATGTTTGAAAGCGGCTTTGATCTTCTTGGTCTTAAACTAGAACAAGGTTCTGAACCCTTTGAAGGTGCATGCACTGCTGTACATCCTCTTCTAATTGAATCAGCGGTTAAGTTTCAGTCCAAAGCTTCAGGTGAACTATTTCCGGCAAGCGGTCCTATCAAGGCACAGATACTTGGTAAGTCAAACGCAGAAAAAGAATTACAAGCTAATAGAGTTCAAGACTTTATGAACTATCAAGTAACGGAGCAGATGCCCGAATACTTTGATGAGTTTGAAAGGATGCTGTTCCATCTGCCTATCATTGGGTCGGCATTTAAAAAGCTGTACTATGACGCAACAACCAAACGCCCCCGCTCTGAGTTTATTCCTATTGACCAGTTCTATGTGTCATACTATGCAACTGATCTTGCTAACGCAGATCGTTACACACATGTAATTTATCGAAGCCCTGTTGAGATAGCACGAGATATTAACGCTGGTGTTTATCAGCCCGTTGATCTTCCTGAACCATCATCTAATAACATTACAACTTTTGCAGAGAAGATGGATACAATCATTGGGTTGTCTCCCTCCTCTGACAACGATCCTCAGTACGTGCTGCTGGAACAGCACTGCTATCTTGACATAGAAGAGGAAGACTTTCCTCTTCCCTATATTGTTACTGTTGAGAGTCAGTCTCGACAGATACTAAGCATTCGTAGAAACTACAACCAAGATGATCCAAACAAAGAAAAGATAGAACATTTTGTTCACTATAGGTTTGTACCGGGTTTTGGTTTTTACGGTCTTGGCCTTATACACTTTCTTGGTAATTTGACTATGAGTGCTACTGCGGCAATGCGTTCGCTGATAGATGCAGGGCAGTTTGCAAATCTACCGGGAGGGTTTAAGGCTAAAGGAGTAAGGATGGTTGGCGACAACGAACCTATTGCTCCCGGCGAGTTCAAGGAGGTTGAGGCAACTGGTATAGATTTATCAAAGGCTATTGTTCCCCTCCCTTATAAGGAGCCTTCCTCTACTCTATTCCAGATGTTGAATTTCGTAGCTACTGCTGGACAGAAGTTTGCGGACAGCACGGAGCAAGTTATCTCCGATGCTGCCTCCTATGGACCCGTTGGCACCACTATGGCTTTGCTTGAAGCAAGCAGTAAGTTTTTCTCCGCAATCCATAAACGGCTTCACAAGTCTCAGAAAGACGAGTTCCGTATTCTTGCACGGATTGACTATGACTATCTTCCCGCTGAATATCCTTATGATGTTCCATATGAAGATCGTAGTGTATTTAAGAATGACTTTGACGGACGTGTAGATATTATTCCGGTATCTGATCCTAACATTCCATCTAATGCACACCGCATGATGATGGCAAACATGGCACTGCAAATGGCGCAGCAGTCTCCTCCCGGTATGTTTAATCTAGAGGAACTGAACAGAACAATTCTTAATGCAGCCAACATGCCTAATGTTGATCAGATACTTCCACCGAAGATTGAACCTAAACCGCTTGATCCTGTTTCGGATATCATGGCTGCTACTAAAGGTGTGCCTATTGCTGCATTCCCCGGCCAGAACCATGATGCACATATACAGATTAAGCTGGCATATCTAGAAGACCCGCTAAATGGTAAGAACCCAATCATGCAGCGTATTGCTCCAATACTTCAAGCAAACATTCAAGAACACTCTATCATGAAGTATCAAGAGCAGATGAATGGTGTAACTGATCAGATGATGCAGGGGGTAAGCCCTGAAGAAGCGCAGAACCCCGCTGTTGTTGAAATGGTTATGGCACAAGCTGCCCAACAAATTCTTAACGCTAATCAGGCGATGGGTCAGGCTCAGTCTCCTGAACAACAGCTTGTATCTTTGGAACAGGCAAAGGTTGAACTTGAGAAACAGAAATTAGAGTCTGATACTATGGTTCAGGCTGCTGAAATGGAACTCAAGACTAAAAAGCTTAAACTTGAAGAAGCCGATCAGATCATTGATCTTCTCAAGACTAATGCTGCTAACAGCATGAAAGAAGAGAAAGCAGAACTTGATCGTGATGCAAAAGAGCGTCTCAAGGAACTAGATATTGAAGGAAAGCTGGACATTGAAGATTTTAAAGTAACAGCAGAAAATGAAAGACAGGTTGCCCAAACAATTAAAGATATGTTAGAGGCAAGAATGCAAAACGATAAAGATATGGAAGAAAAAGCTCTTGAAGCTTTAACACAACTAGCAGTATCTCAAAGGGAGAATAATTATGATGACTAAAGGTAAAGGGTATCCTGAACATGTAAAGGATACTGGTAAAAGTTTTGGTGATGCGTATGCACAGGATATTACGGGTGGACGTAACATTCGCAGCGCACTCAACGAATGGGATGACTTCTCTTGGAAGACCTCTGATAGCAAGAAGGGTTCTAAAAAGAAGTAGATGAATATTTGGGATGAAGTGGTTGATGGGTTTAACGAAGAAATACATAAACTCAGACTTACATTATCAAATGGTTCTGCGGAGGATTATCCGCATTACCGCCAAATAGTAGGCTCCATTTCAAGTCTTGAGTGGGCCAGAGATAACTTAACTGATATAGTAAAAAAACGCATGTATATGGAGGACGACTAAAGAAATGCAACAAGTAAGTATGGGTGGTGCGATTAAAAATGATCTTTGGATTACGGATATAGACGAAGCTCCTAATCCCTCACCTTTGCCGAGTATACCGGGCTTTCATGTTTTGGTTCGACCTGTCTCGGTAAAAAGCGTAACTAAAGGCGGTATTCTAATACCGGATTCAACTAAAGATGATATGGCTTATCTAACCACTGTAGCACAAGTTCTTTCTATGGGAGATTTGGCTTACATGGATAAAGATAAGTTTCCTTCTGGAGCATGGTGTAACGTAGGAGATTATGTCTGCTATGGTAAACATGCTGGAACTAAGTTGTTTTACAAAGGAGTTAGACTTATTCTTTTGTTTGATGACCAGATCATTATGAAGGTAGAAGACCCAAAAGACCTCGACCCCACATTTAATTTAGGAAAAGGGTCTGCATGATTTGGGAAAAGTAACATAGTGTGATATAATATTATTAACGTAAATCGTTTGTATCGTTAGCAACGGAGAGTAAAATGTCAGAACAAGATGGCTGGAACAACATTGAAGTTCCAGAAGAAGATAAGATTGAAATTGAAATTGAACAGGATGAACCTCAAGAAGTTGAAGAAGAGCAGCCTGTAGTAGAAGCTAAAGAAGAGCCGAAAGAAGAAATTAAAGAACAGCCTCCTGAACTGGAAGGCATTGAAACTAAAGGTGCAGAAAAAAGAATACGTCAGCTTATTCGTCAACGTAAAGAACGTGAAGAAGAAGTTGAACAGCTATTAGAAACTAACAAACAACTTACTGAAAAATTAAAACAAAAAGAAGAAGAAGTTTTTAATGTTAGTAAAGATAGTCTTGAAGCATCTGAGAAACAGCTAACAGATAAGATTGACTTAGCTCGTCAAGCTTATCTTGAAGCATTTGAAGAAGGCAATAAAGAACGAGTGCTTCAAGCACAAGAAATGCTTAATGATGCTCAAGCTGATTTAAAGAATGTAACTTCAGTAAAGTCTCGTTACTCTGAAGAATATTCCGAGCCTGTTCAGCAAGAAGCGCCTGCCCCTGCACCAAGACGCAGAGATAGACGTGCGGAAGAATGGGCAAGTAACAACGAGTGGTTTGGTCAAGACAAAGTTATGACCGCCGCTGCTTTGGCGATTGATGCCGATCTAAAGGAGCAAGGATATGATCCAGATGATGAAGACTTTTATGAAGAAGTTAATAACAGGATTCAAGAAGCCTTTCCACACAGGTTTGGAGAGGTTCAAGAACGTGTGCAGGAAAACACGAGTAAACCTGCTCAAGTGGTGTCGGGGGCTTCACGCTCGTCTCCGAACTCAAATAAGAAGATTAAACTTTCTAAAGAAGATGTAAATCTTGCTAATAAATGGGGTATCCCACTTGAAAAGTATGCCGCCGAAAAGCTGAAGGTAACGAATGCTGACGGCGAATATACGAATATTAATTAGAGACGTGGAGGACTAAAATGAATACACGAAATGAATCACGTAGCAGCAATGTTCGAGAGAACAACATGCGAGAGGATCAATGGACCTTTGAGGAGCCTAATGCTCTTGAGATACCAGACTCGGTGAAAGCCCGGTTTGATTCTGAGGGAATGGCTTATCGGTGGATACGTATATCTGTCAGAGGTGTCGATGATATACTCAATGTTGGGAAAAGACTTCAGGAAGGTTGGGAACTTGTCAACCCTGATGAAGTTCCCGAACTTGCAATTTCATCTTCCGTGAGAGATGAGGGCCGGTATAAAGGTGCAGTCTGTCGTGGGGATTTGGCGTTAGCCAAAATGCCAGCCGGTAAAGTTAAGGCAAAGAGGACGTTTTACGAGAACAAAGCTAATGCTCAAATGGATGCTGTAAATGCTCAATTGATGAAAAACTCTGACTCTCGTATGCCTATTACGAACTCTAGCCGTTCAGTTACAACACGAGGAAGACAACCGTTCTTTCAGGACTAACTTCCTCACAACTAAGGAGATGAAACATGTCTACTACTAAAGCATTTCGTGGTTTCATTCCTGCTCGTAAAAAAGGTGGCGGCTACAATAATGAAGCTGTGACCGACATGATTACTCTGACCTCGACGGGTCAGGCTCAGTCACCTACGAATGCGATCTTTACCGGCGATCCGGTGGTCCTTCCGG